TAAAGAAATCGTCACATTTATTTATTCCAGTATGAGCCATAATATATCCTTATTGATTAATTCCTTTTGAGCATAACGCTCTAAAATTTGTTGGAACGGAATATTTAAAGATGCCGTTTCCATCTGCGTCATTATAAGTTGTTCCAGTTAATGCTGTAGACGCAAATACACCATTTCCTGCATTAAAATCTATATAAGAGTTGTGAGTTGTCCAACACGGAAATAAAGGGTCTCCTATATTATAATAAGAACTAACATCAATTCCACCTGTACCTGCTGATGGATTACCTGAATTTAACCAAGTACCATTATAACTTCCCCACATTAATTGATTATCATAATCTATTGCAAATCCATAACAGCCATTATCTTCGTTTATGTCTCCTGATAAAGTTGTTTCAGTGTCGCTAATTCCGTATCCGTGGTCTGTTGCACTTTCTCCATTAGTTTTCCAACCAATAGCATATTTATCATCACCAAATAAAACTTTATTATTTCCAGTATATCCTAAATATTTTTCATTAACCATTCCCCATCTCATTCTTCTGTCACCACCTGCATCTCTCATTTGAGTTTCCCAATAATATTTTCCTCTTGTAATTCCAAAAGTTGATGCTTCCGTATGCCATTGAGCGGCTGAAGTTCCAAAAGTTGTATTACCATTAGTAGGTGTAGCACCTGAGTTCATTCCACATTCTTCAGGATTTAATGTTGCAAAAACATTACTTGGATTATCTTCTGATTTTGTAAGTGTACCACCACCTACTGTTAAATCATTTCCTTCGCCTGATTGGTCTGTTACTGAATTACTATCTTTTAAAATAAAAAAGTTAAAATCACTTGTACCAGTATAAGTAATACTTGGAGAAGTAGCTATTTTCCATTGTCCTGTCGTAGTGTCTGTAGAACCAAATATTGTTGGTGCTAATGCTTGACTATCAACTCTATGAAAATGTGACATATAACCATTAAAGTAATCTCCCGAATGATTCCTACCAATTCTTATAGGATAGTTAGTACCACCAACACCAAACCAAAAATTACCATCTTGTGATGGATTAGTTCTACTTGAAAAACTTGTTATTTGTTCTCCATTTATCCAAAGTTTTTGTCTGTCATCTGCTGTTCCAAGTGTGCTGTCATAAGCAAAATGAAAATGAATCCAACCAGTGCAATCTCTAAATTTTCTATTAGTTGATAATTGTGTTTGTGAAGTTCCACCATCATAAGAAATAATATTAAGTGTATCGCTACCCGATAAATAAATAACACCTGCATTATTACCATCAGATGATTCTGTATAAAGATATTGTGTTGCACCAGTTCCACTTCGTTTAAACCAAAATGAAATAGTACCTTTTTTTCTACTATCTGTATTAGCTGTTGGATTTGCTTTTGTTATAAATGTACTTGCCATAATTAATTAAATTGTGCTCCCCCCGTTGCTCCGTGTGATATTGTTATTGTAAATGTTCTTACTGCTGTTTGACTTTCTGCATCTGTTGCAGTTACATCAAACGAATAAACTGTTGTAGATGTACTTCCACTTTCTGTTCCTGCAAATACACCATTACTACCTATTGTAATTCCATTCGGTAAAGTTCCTGAAGTTTTTGCATAAGTTACTGCACTATCTGATGTCGCAACAACTGAAAGAGTACCAATAGATGCTCCCCCTGATATTGTCGAAATATTACCTGCTGTAGTAGTCCAAGTAGGTGCAGGTGTTGCTTGTAAAATTGCGTTTGTAGAAATTACTGCGTTACCATCAGGATTTTCTACTCTAACTCTGTAATCTCCTTGTGCTAAATTGAATGTTGCAGAAATAGAGGTTGCACTTGCCCAAGAAACTACTGATGCTCTTGTAAGCACACCACCTGACGTTACTGCTTCTACAATAGGTAATACTGTTGAAGAAGAAGCAAAATTTGTTCCTGCAATCGTAACTGAAGTTGGAGTTGATGGTGCAATAATTAAACTTGTTGATGTAATTGTTGGTTTAGTTTCTCCAACTGTTACACTTCCACCTAATGCTACTGCTGAACCATTAATTGTGATTGCACCAGTTCCAACTAAAGCTGAATTAGGTATATTTGAAATTGTGTTATTAGAACCATTAATTGTTTTGTTCGTTAAAGTTTGTGATGCTGTATTTTGAGTAACATCAGAACTTAATCTTGCATTATTAACTGTTCCTGAATCTATGTTAGCCGCATTAATAGAAGCTACATCAAATGTTCCATAAGCAACTACATCTAAAATATCTCCTGCCGCCGCACCTGAAGCTAGAACTACAGAAGTACCTGAAGTAATTGTAATATCTGCCGCAGATAATCTTACACCATTTAAGTAAACATCTGCGTAACCTGCGTCATACGCAAGTGTATTTCCTGCTGTGTCTGCACCTGTAAATGTTGTTTGAGCCGCAGTTGCAGTATAATTATACCTCTGTGCAGTCCCGTTGACGGTGCTCCCCGCCGCCGCCCAACCGCTAGATTTGTAGACTTTTAATTCATTTGCCGTTGTATCAAAATATAAATCTCCGACATCAAGTGAACTTGCGGGAGCTGAACTTGATACTCTATATCTATCACCAAAAGAGTTTACTCCTGATATATTTCCTGCAACAGTATTAACATTAGCTATATCTCCACCTACTGCATTAACATTAGTTATTGCTCCTGCAACAGTATTAATATTTGAACTGTTAGTATTTACTGCATTAATATTAGTTTCATTACCTGCTACTGAAGTAACATTAGAGCTAATACCTGCTACTGTCGTAACATTAGCTGATATACCCGCCACTGTATTTACGTTTGCAATATTATTACCAACATTATCTACGTTAGTTATTGCTCCTGCAACTGTATCAATTTCTGAAGTTGCTTCGTTTAAATCATCTGCAACAGTTTCTACTTCTGAAACTGCTTCTGCTAAATCATTAGCTACAGCTACAACTTTTGTAATATCAGATGCTACAGTATTAACTGAGCCAATATTTGTAGCTACAGTATTTATATTTGTAGAATTTGAATTGTTAGTTGTAATAGCTGATATGTTACTATTAACAGTATTAATTGCTGATATATTGCTATTAACATTGTTAAGAGTAGTCTTATCTGCCGCCGATAACCAAGTGCTCTCTATATAATTCTTTGTGGCAACATCTTGTGCTCCTGTAGGGTCAGCTACATTTTTAAGTCTTTTACTTTGAGCGTCCCATTGAAAATCTGCATTATCTAATTTAATTTTATCTGCCGCATCATCAATGGCTTCTTGAGACATAAAGAAACCTTGCTGACTATCAGTATCTAAATCATTTTCTTTTAATACTGAACCATCAGCATAATCTACTAATCTTGAGGATTGACTTGTTGTTCTTCTAATTTCAATAGAAGACAAATTTGCAGGTGGACTTGTAAATGTAATATTAGTCCCTGCTCCGTCCCAAGTGAAAGCTGTTGTAGCGACACCATCAATGGTTACTGCTACGTCTCCCTGAGCCCTATAACTAAATGGGACTGCATAGGAAGATGTACTACCATTACCTGTATATCGTACAAAACTATTTGCCATATTTTATTAAATTCCTTGTATTTATTCGTTTATCTCTTCTAAAAGGGGTACTTTATTAGTTTCCATTCGTGAGACCATTAATAACCTTAATTCTTTCCTTACTAACGCCTTCATATTTTTCAACACTAAACAGTAATCTTTTAGATAATTTTATTTCTTTTTCATAAAAATGAGGTTTATCACCTGTTTCTTCACCACTATAAGCATAATACTGAACCCATTTTTTAGCCGCTTGTTCATATTGTCTGATAATCTCAAGCACTCTTTGAGCATCAGGATTTTTACCATCTATATTTATTCCATCATATACAAATCTACCATCTATAGTTTTCTTCCATCTAATAGATTTTTGGAACTCACTTGTAGGATTGTCAAACATTTCACTTAGACGTTCATTTAAAGTTAAACCATCTAATCTCATAGTGCTTTTAACTTCCATAACTAAATCATAAAAAGTTTGTTGTCCTGATTTAAAGATTCTTTTCTCACCATTATTATCTAACATCGCTTTGCCATCAGCATCTAAAATGAAATCACCATCATTTATAACTACTCTATTATTATAATCATAATATGATTTAACTGTAACACTTTGCATATCACCTATTTTAATACCATTAACAGTAACAGTACCCATAGGTGGTTTATATACAACACCTAAACTTTCAAATAATTTTCTACCTTCTTCGGTCTTAATAATTTTATCTGACCAAGCTGAAGAAACTTTAAATGGTGTATCAACATTACTAATACCCCACAATCCAAGTCCTTCTACTTTAGGTAATATATTACCATTAGGGTCTCTTTTTGGTTGAAACGTATGTAAATCAAGTCCTAATAATTTTAATAATTCTATTGGTGTAGAAAATAATAGTTTATCAGATATTTTTCTAAGTTCAGCATCAGCTTCAGCTAATTCTTTATTAGCCATCTA